TCTTTAAACTTGTCTTCTACATCAACTCCTAGAGCTAACTTGCATATAGTTGGAACGGGTGTTCAAAATCTTTTAGTTCAGAATCCTAATGGTTACAATAAATTTTATGTTGGAGACTTCTTAGGAGCTTACAATGTTAAGCTTGGAGATATAGACACAGCATCTAGTGGTAACAATACTTATTTTTACGTAGAAGACTCTGAGGGTAGAGTTGTTTCTAACTCTACTTATTTTGGTATATCTCAGACTGTACCTACCTGTTCTTTACATGTTGGATCTAATTCAGGGTCTGCACTTTTTTCTTTAGGTCCAGGATCTGAAGCATTTAAAATTACTAGCAGTAGCAATAATACTTTATTTGTTGTGGATAATATCAATGATAAAATTATCGTTAATGGTGATATAGAAATGACAGGAAAAGGTTCTCTTAGACAATCAACTCAAAGAATAAAGCTTGAAGAATATTTTTCACAACTACCTTCTCTTCACGCTACACTTCATGCACCTTTAACTAACGCTGATGCTAGTCATAGTGATAATGATGCTATTATTACCGCTAGAGCAAAAGCTAATGTTAATTTTGAATATCTAGATGTTGCTGGAACATCTTCTGTATCTTGGGACACAACTATAGGTGGTGTTAAACTACAAACTGGGAGTTCGGATGATGATGAGATTTTATTGCAAGCACATCAAGAATCTAGTCAGACACTATGGGATCAAAACTCTTTTTTAACACAAAAAGAACTCGAATGGGAAACATCTATATATGTTAATGATAAAGATAACTTTGCTTTTTGGGGAGGTCTTAAAAAAAGTGGTTCTGATGATTATACAGATTCTGATCAGGCATATTTTCTTTACACCAGTGATGATGGTCCTGTTACTACAGCTCTAACAACAAATGCCAACTTACATTTTATATATTCTGTGGGAGGAACTCACTATGTTACAGATCTAGGTATAGCAGTTGCTGATACTACTTCTTATAGATTAAGAATAGAAATAGACTCCAACAGGCAAGTGTCTGCATTTGTAAACGAGGTTCAGTATGGTTTAGTAACCTCAGCAACAACTGGTGGTGCTACACAAAGTTTAGCAACAACAAAATCAAACGCCCTTACTAATGCGGTTCCTTTATTTTCTTTTATTGGGGCTAAAACTCTTAGTGCGGCAGCTAGGTATATATCTGTAGCTTACATAAAATTAAGTAGAATTATTGGGTAATTTGTGTTAATAAAAATTTTTCACTATATTAGTGACAATTTAATTTAATACAATACCATGAAAACAACAGAACAACTCATAGAGGAGATGTGCGAATCTATGAAAAATCTTCTTATAAAGAAGAATCGAGACTATGGCGATTCAGCCACCAACCCATCAACAGTATTTCCTTCAAGATCTCCAGTGGACTCTTTGTGTGCACGTATAAATGATAAGCTCATGCGTATACAGAACAAGGGTATAAATGATAAAACAGAAGACACAATATCAGATCTTATAGGATACTTAATACTTCTTAAGGTTGCGTTAAAAAAAGAAAAGTCTCAAGATACTTCATCAGATCAGCAAGTTTATACTTATGAGTTTGATTCTGAATATAATACTAATACAAAAGATGATGAGTGAAATAGAATCTATAAATCCTATTATTAGAAAGATAACTATAGGGGATTTGAAACAGGGGCTAACCTATAAGGTTGGACAGTTAATGAACGGTGGTTATATAGAGATAACTGCTATAATACAGGACGAAGCTGCTTGGTACAAGCATCAACAAGTAGTGTATGATGTTTACGTAAAAACCAAAGACGATGAGTTTTCAAAGCCATGGAAAAGGTTTTTTAGTCAACCAACAGCTATAGAGTATGATATTGAAGAACGAGAAAAATACGAAGTGATATGAAACCTATAAGAGATTATTTTTTTGTAAAAGTAGAAAAGACTCACGAAGACACCATAGAGTTAAATGGTAGAGAGTTATTTTTAGAAACAAGTTATAACGATATGCAACATGCTAGACAATATGGCACAGTTGTTGGAGTACCTATAGCTTTGTCCAACGGTATATCTATGGATGTAAAAGAAGGAGATAAAGTTTATTGTCATCACTTTTTAATAAGCGAAGAGAATAGGTTAACATACCATGATGAAGAAAAAGTTTTTAAAGTTCACTGTACCCATGTGTATGCTAGAGTTAGAAAAGGTAAACTTAAGATGTTAAATCATTGGAACTTTGTTAGACAGAAAATAGAAGACGAATCTAACTACATCACAGAGTCTGGTATATATATAAAGCCAGAAGCAGAAGATGAAGAGCTATATGGATATATAGAATATATGAATGATGAAATGAAAAAAATGGGCTTAAAAAAAGGAGATGAGGTTATATTTTCTAAAAATTCTGAATATGATATGAAGATAGAGGGTGATAAGTTGTTAAGAATGCGTAACTTTGACATATTAGCAAAAGTAGAAAAATGATGACTAAAGAAGAAATATTAGATATATGCGTTTCAAACTCATATGATATACTAACGGGTAGAAAAACTATAGATCAGATATTAACTTCAAAAAGTCCAGCTTGTTTTTTGTGGAATATGGTGGAGGAAGATTTAACAGAACAAGACCTAGATGAGTGTATAGACTTTATGATAGAGTATTATGAAGACTTGGAGGAGTATGAAAGGTGCTCTGTGTTGCTAAATATGAAAGTAAATGAAAGAAGTAGATGTTAATAAAAAGCTACAAAGTCTTATAGACTCTGGGAACAAAGCTTTTGATCTTTTGCTGGAGGAAGTTAAGAAACCTATAGATCCAGATCTTCAGGATGACAAAGCTAGAAACGCTATGAAAGCTAAGAAAGAGTGTTTTATGGATGCTCAAGATATACTTATGGCTATTCACAAGATACAAAATCAAATAAAAGAAGGTGAATCTATTGAAGATGATATGGATTTAGAGGAGAAATCGTTCAAAGCTGGCTTCTCAGAAAAGTATGCCAAAAAATAGAGAGTAAGATTTATTTTATTATATTTGCATAATTGGCTAAAATTTATTATGTCGGAGTATATACAAGTAAATAGTTTGAAGTTTAAACTTCCCGTAAAGCCTAAGAAAAAAGAAATACTGTTTTCAGATTTAAAAAAGAAAGACCAGAAGTGGAAAAGAACAGAAATGCCAGATGGTCTCAGTCAAGAAACTGTTTCAAAATATTCTTGGTTTATAGACCAAGAGTTTAAACGAAGAGAAGAAGGGGTCTGGTTTATGAATAATGGTGTGCCTACCTACATAACTGGAGAACATTACTATTATCTAAACTGGTGCAAGATGGACGTAGGATATCCTGAGTACAGAGATAGAGACAGAAGGTTTTTTATATTCTGGGAAATATGCAAGGAAGATCCTAATTCTTTTGGGATGGTAATGGTAAAGCATAGAAGAGAGGGTGCTTCCTACAAAGGTGCTGCTATGTTGCTACATGAAATAACATCAAGATACAATTCTCATGGAGGTATAACTAGCAAGACTGGTGCTGACGCTAAATCTTTGTTTACAGATAAATTAGTTTATATGTTTAGAAGTTTGCCTTTCTTTTTTCAGCCTATAATAGATGGTAGTGACAATCCTAAAAGCACACTTAGTTTTAACACACCAGGTCAGAAGATAACTAAGAACTTTTCCAAAGTTACAAAGTCAGAAGCTTTGAATAGTAAAATAGACTGGAGAAACACTAGAGAAAACTCTTATGACTCAGTAAAGCTAATAAGGTATCTATGTGACGAGGCTGGTAAGTGGACAGAGGCTAGTGTAGAAAAAAACTGGGAAGTTGTAAGATCTTGTTTAACATTAGGAGATAGAATCATAGGAAAATGTTTTATGCCTTCCACTGTCAATGAGCTTGAGGTTTCGGGTGGTGAGAACTTTAAAAATATATGGTATGACAGCGATGTAAAAGACAGAGATGCTAACGGAAGAACTAGATCTGGTATGTATTCTTACTTTACTCCAGCTTATGATGGGTACGAAGGATTCATAGATGAGTACGGATTTTCTGTGATTGATACACCAACAAAAGAACAGTCTAAATTTATAGGTAAAAGTATTGGATCTAAAGAGTATTTACAAAACATAAGAGATGCCTATAAAAATAATACTACTAAATTGTCTGAAGAAAAAAGACAAAGACCCTTTACTATAGATGAAGCTTTTAGAAGTGACTCTAGACATAGTCCCTTTGATGTTGAAAAGATATACCAGCAGATGGATTATAACGAGCAAGCTACAAATCTAGTGGTAAAAGGAGACTTTATATGGAAGGGTGGAACTCAGGATGGAAAAGTTCAGTGGGTTCCTAATTCAAAAGGTAGGTGGAGAGTATCTTGGTTGCCGCCAGAAGATAGGAGAAACAAAATAAAAGAAGTTGGAAACAGAAAAGCTCCTGCTAATAGTATGGAGATGGTGGCTGGTTGTGACCCTTATGATCACGACACTACTACTGATGGTAGAAGATCTGATGCTGCTTGTTATGTTTACAAAAAGTTTAGCATGATGGATGACTTCTCAAATCAGTTTGTTTGTGAATACATAGCTAGACCTCCTAAGGCTGAGATGTTTTACGAGGATGTGATAAAAACTTGTGTATACTATGGTTGTCCAATACTTATAGAAAATAACAAGGTCGGTATAATAAAGTATTTTGAAAGAAGAGGATACTATGAATACTTGATGGATCGACCAGAGTCTACTCACACTAGCAATAGTAGAGCTCAAAAAACAAAAGGTATACCATCTACTGGTGTAGCTGTCTTAAATGCTCAGACAGAGGCTGTGGCTAGCTATGTTTATGATCATATAGGTTACAACGAGGATACTGGAGAGATGGGTAAATGTTACTTTAACAGACTACTAAATGACTGGAGCAGGTTTGAGCCAGACAATAGAACTAAGTATGATGCTACTGTTGCTTCCAGTTTAGCTCTGTTAGCTTCACAAAAACACGTTAGACAAAAGAAAGTTAGAAAAATAAATCTTAACTTTGTAAAAAAATATAATAATACAGGAATAATATCTAAGAGAATATAAATGAAAACTCAATTTGAAACTATAGGAGGATATCCAACGGTCTTTGCTACCAATGAAGAAAAAGCTACGAAAGAGTATGGTCTTCAATACTTAAAAAGAATGTATTATGATTATAAGAATAATACTGACTTAAGCTATCAGGATAGAAAAAGACAATATGAAAAAATGCGTGCTTACGCAGAAGGCACCCAAAGTGTGTCTAAATATAAAGATATTCTTGACGTAGAGGGTGATACTTCTTATATGAATATAGATTGGACTCCAGTTTGTATAGTCCCTAAGTTTGTTGATGTTATTTCTGGTGGGATGTTTAATCAAGAATTTAAAGTTAGAGCAAACGGAGTAGACAAGCTATCTATAGATCAAAGAGATGATAAGGCTAGAGGACTATTTGCTGACATGAAGACAGCACCTCTTAGAGCTAGCATGTCAAAAATTACAGGTCAAGATTTTACCAAAAAGGGATTTGTTCCTGAAAGTATACAAGAGTTACAGCT